GCTCAGTAATGCGGGGTGGTCATTTAAAATCATGGATGAACGACACTCGGCACCGACGCCATCAATCCCGTAGCACCTCTAGCGAGGGCCGTATCAGCCTGTTGCCGAGTCGTAATGATGTGCGCAATCAAAGGCTTACCCGTCGCCTTGAGAGTGTCCCACACGCCCTGCTCAGCATTCCATTCCATGCCCAGCACATCAAAAGCTGACAGGTCCGCACCGGCGACCTCGTTCGGATACATCATGCACATGCTCTTGTACCCCCTCTCCTTCCCACGACCAGCGACACCACCATTCACAAACTGCTTGATCAACGTCCGATCTTTAGCATTTGGAATGGTATCGAGGTAGTCGAACAGCGCGTTCTCAGAGTCCATATCTCCCTGCGAACCAATTGGCTTACTAGACGTCACCTTATGGTCGATAGCCAGCACAATGTCTGACCCGACAGAACCGACAACATCAGTCAGTCGAAGGAAACCGCCAGACGCCTGCTGTAGGCCGGACAGCGTAGACCAGGGCGTGTTCCAAATCTGATAGTCCGTACCCGGCACCGTGCGTGTCGTCACCCAGTCGTGGATCAACACAAACTCACCTGTCGAACAACGACGCACCGACAGCTCCAAGGCCTTAAATCCGGCACGCAACGACGCATCCAAGCCTTGGCGTGTGAACTCCGGGTACTCAGTGCCACCAAGCCTGTGAGCCACGTAGAAAGGCTTAGAAGCCAGGAAGCGATCAACAGCAGGCGTGGGCACAGGCTTCGACACCGTGCGAGTGCCAGCCACCCACCTGTCACCCCCTTGGGCGCGTTCCCACATCGTGCCACGCACGTCACCACCAGCGCGACGCATCCACAGATCAGGCACCAGGGATCACCACCTGGACGCCAAGACCATTCGTCGACTGAGCGTTCGGGTACGTGAACGTAGCGTCCGTGTCACCCTTACCCTGCGCAACCGCCACCGTCTGGAAGTTAGAGTCAGTCTGGGTCGCGAAGTCCACAAGCTCCCAGCCTTCGCTTAGTGTGATCTGGCTACGAGTCTCATCAGCCGCCGTGCGCTCGAACGCGTACGCGAACACAAGACCAGTGCCCGAAGCCTTCGGAGCCGTGACTGTCGTCGTCTCAGAAGGCTCCTTCGTCCGATCCTTCGTCCTACCCGCCGTAGGCGCGCCACCACCGCGCACCGACAGGGCCACATAGCCTGCCTCGACAGCCTTAGCAGTCTTCAAGATGATAGCCTCACTCCACGGCCCGTAAGCAATAACAGACTGCTGGGTACCAATCCAGTAAGGGTCGAGAAGCACTGTCCAGCCTGCAGGCCACGTGAACACCTGATCCGACAGGGCCTTCACGTTGAGCGCGACAACAACCATGTCCCCGGCCTTGCCATCGACAGTGACCGTGCCTGTGTCGCCCGTGTACTGTCCGCCCACGTGAGCAATCAGCGTCGGCGTCGTTGCAGCGTGTTCAATAAGGAAGTAGTAGGAACCATCAGGCAGTGCCTCAGCTTCCGCCTTGGAGGCCACCATGTGAATCTCCGGGCGCGTCACATTGACGTTAACGACAGGGGCAACCGGGGAGGGCACAACAGGCGTGTTACCCACCAAGGCACTCAGTGACACCTCCTGATCAACCGCGAGGCCGATCTCCTTCTCCACGATGACACCACTCGGACCAGTGATACGCACGTCGTATGTGCCCGGTTCAAGGTCAATTGAGACAGGCTGCAACGTGTTCTGCACAACGTAGCCACCAACCAGGATGTCAGTGACAGGATTGTTCGAGCCGACAGGGCTAGGCTTAGGCGTCACGTACAGGCTGATCATCACGTGATCGCCCGCAGGTGTCTTAACACTACCGACAATGCGAGGCATTGTTCAACTCCTTAAATAAATGTGAATAGTAGTGTGGCCCCGTCACCTAAGCGACAGGGCCACATCTTGTTAGTTGCCGCCGTCAACCGTCCCATAGGCAGGCGCCAAATAGGTACCACCCGTATGGACAGTTGCGACGAGCAGGCCAATCACGGACAGGACCTGCTGAGCGACTGTAGACCACTGCTCCCAGGACTCGGCCGTCCAGCCGCCGTAAGCGACACCCACCATGCCGATTGCGGCAAACAGGCCATAGAGGGCCTTGCGACGCTCCGGGGTGAGGATCAGCCACTTCGTACGGTCAGTGGTCAGAACTTCATGCTTCATCTTCAAAAACCTCCTTACAGACATTATACAAAACGTGGGCATGCAAAAAGCCCTGGACACTTGAGTAGCGTCCAGGGCTTTTTTATTTAATTCTCAGCTCACAAGCTTCACAATACCGTCAGCGTCCTGCTCAACCGTTATCTGACCGTGGATAAGCTTGCCGTCTTCACCGAAGATCGAGCATCCACCATCAAGACGGGTCTGACACAAGCCGACAGCCATAGCACCCGTATCAGACAAGAAGTAATCGTCCCCCTGATACGACAGCCACCCGGTACGCATAGCACCATTAGCTTCCAGGTAATACCACTTACCCTTAAGCTGCACCCAGCCGGTCTGCATCTCACCCTTCGAGTTCAGGTAGAACCAGTGTTCGCCATCCTTCACCCAACCGGTCTCCATAGCACCATAACGCCCATCATGAACCGGGTGCAGGTAGTACCAGTGGCCATCAATGTGCTGCCAGCCAACCTGAATCCAGCCCTTCTCATTGGCGTAATACCACGAACCGTCGACAGGGAACCAGCCAGTCTCGAAGTTGCCACCTTCAAGGCGATACCACCAGCCGCCATCCTGCGACACCCAGCCCTCCTTGTTCAACAGCTCAAGGTCAAGGTCGTCGTAGTACTGCTGAGCCTTCTCAATGTACTCATTCGCATACGTATCACGCAAAGAAGCTGGGCAAGCAGTCGAATAGAAGTCACTATGAGGAAACACGTTCACTCGCCACTGCGGACGCCCCAAGCCGTAACCACGACACAAGGCGGCAGTGAGGTGCGCACCAGCATCCACCGTCTCCTCACTAATGTCCCACCCGCCATCAGCACCAGTGGAGTTCGCGTGCTCAATACCAATCGACTTCTTGTTCACGCCCGGGCAATGCCACGCCGTGTCGGAGTCATGGACATACTGGCAAATATTGCCATCAACGTCCACATCATAATGCGCACTCGTACCATTCGAGCTGAATGCACCATACACACCACTAAAGCTCATGGCCTTACCCGCATTATGGTGGATGACAACACGATCAAGGACGGAACCACCACGTCCCTCATCGAAGTTGTCGATCCACATGTTCACATCAGCAGAAAGTTCATTCCAGTTCATCTCTTCAACTCCCAGTGTCCGAAGTCTCTCAGTTCCGTTTCAATCATATCAGCAAAGAACTTCTCCCCCTCAGGTGTCACATATGTCTGCCAGTGGTAGTTCGGCCGCTTACCGCCATGAGTAATAGCCCGACGCACACCAAGCAGACCCTCAGCCTTCGGTGTTGGCATATTGATACCACCACGGCGCTTCAGATAACCCTCACGAGCCAGCAGCCTAATGACCTTAAAAGCCCCAAGGTTCGGGGTTGCCTTAGCAAACTCAAGCAGACTAAGCTCCATCACACACCATCCACATCAGTAAAGAAAGCAGCAAACGGATCATCACCCGGATCAGCGAACACGACATCAACAGGCGCAGGCTCAGTATCGACAGGCCGCAGAACATCCTTCGGACGACGCATCGTCTTCAAAATAAGCGTCCAGTCGATAGGCAGGTAATCATTCAACAGGATCATGTCCTTGATATTTAGACTGCCACGGACCAGCTTATTGTAGAAATACCGATCCGAGGGTCCTCCGACCTTGCGCCCATCCTTGAACGCCGACAGGCCCGCGTCAATGAATTGCGCAAGCACAAGCGCTCGAAAATCATCAAGACGAGCCTCGACATCAGCCGGGTAATCCATCTTCTTTCGCGACGCTCGCGCATTCGCCATCCGCGCACGCGCAATTTCCAGCTTCACAGGGTTCTCAATCTTACTCACTTGCCAGCCTCCTTCTTGATCAAATCAGGGCGGAACCCCGACCAATGCTTCACGATAGCTCCCTTGGCATCCTTCACAACAACGACAGGGGCCTGACTGTACCCCAGGCCCTGAATAAACGACAGGGCCTGGGCATCCTCAGACACATCCACACTCTCATGTTCAATATCCAGCCCATTCAGCTTGCGCTGCGTTGCCGTGCACTGAGGGCAACGAGGCTTAGAGTAAACAGTAATGCTCAATTTCTTCTCACTTTCCAGTCGAACCAAAGCCGCCCTTACCACGTTTTTTCGAGGACTTGACAGGCTCATTGTACAATTCAGACAGGTTTTCTAGCCGCAGGACCACGATCTGCGCAATGCGCTCGTGTTCTTCAAGAACGACAGGGCTGTCGGTCAGGTTATGCAGTGGCACAAGAACCTCACCCTCATACCCGGAGTCGATCACACCGACACCATTGGTGAGGATCAGACCCTTCTTGTGCAGCGACGAGCGTGCAAAGACAAGGCCGACAGCTTCCCAGGGGATGTCGAACATTTGCGGCGTGTAGCCCGTCTTCACCATGATGGTCTCATGAGGGTAAATGATGTATGGGATCGACACCTCCAAGTCCGCCCCTGCGTCGCCGTCATGCTGCCTGTAAGGTCGCATTTCTTTCTCCTTCCTCTTTGTTGGTAATAAAGTGAGGGCCTGTCTTATGTTCGACAGGCCCTCACTGTGCGTGTTGTAAGCCCGCACAAGGCCCATACCTGGAAGGACGAACCCTCCTAGTATGTGTTCCTGAGATCAGAGGCGCGCTGTCTCAGGCCGGTCCCCTTGATGAGAGTCGCCTTACTGAAACCCGGTTTTGAGCCGAGCGCGTCTGCCTGTTCCGCCACAAGGGGTGGTGCCTCCCAATGTTCACCGTCCCTTGCTTGCAAGGTATTGAGAGGCTATTCAGTTATGTGTTCAGCATAGCACTGTAGGGGGGTTATAGCGATGTTCAAGATTAGCTATATGGGGCAATCTTCTCGTCTGCGACGGTGCGAAGCCCTATAGCTGGCAATACCAAGCCCCTACCACAGGTATAGCAATCTTTAGTCAGTCTTGCTCGCATTATTCATCCAGTCATAGATCATTGCTTCAGCGACATCCTGACACGAATCATAGTCATCAGCATAATCAGGGTACAGCTCTTCAAGGGCCTCGTCCATGCCCCACCAACCCTGCCAGTTATCTACTCCCAGATAGTCAGCAACGTTCATGCTCACTGCCTGTGAAAAGACTTCACGAAGCCACTCTTCAGTGACGACGAACTTACCATCACCGATGTACTGAACGCTATTCATCACACCAACACTTCCTTTGCAAGATATTCGACAACAGTCATTGCACGGCAATACTTATGTGCCGTATATGCCGCATGGGCGTCGGCCTCATCTTTGGTTTCAAAAAGACCAATGATGCCAGGGTCATCACAGTCCAAGTCCCATACAGCATACAGTGTATCCAACATTTCAATTCTCCTTCAGATTGTATTCGACAATGTAAGGCTCAATCATTCAGCCTCTTTAAGTGAATCACGATCCGTGAACGTCACAGTATCATAAGGATGCCCGACTCCTTTCAATTGTCACCAACTCATTAATGGAGTCCACAGTAACCTCTAGAACCATCATATATGGTGCCTCTTTCAAGGGCACCCCAAGTAATCCTTCGACAGGCCTGCATCACTGTTCTCCTTTTTCATAACGGTGCCTACTGCCATCTCTTCACCGACAATCGTGAGCCTGGATGTGGACTCGATATGCTTCGTTAATGGCCTTGAACAGTGCATAGTACTGCGCTTGCGAAGGTACCTTATATTCGACACCGCACTCATCCTTCTCCTTCAGTAGTGCATTAGCATCGACAACCATGCCACGATGAATAAACTCAGCAGCCAGTTCGATGGTGTTCTTCATCAGATAACCCCATAGTGGACGACACGCACGACATCATGAGTCGAACGAACAGTATTAGCGAACTCCTCGTGGGTGTACGTGCGACCGTCGTATCCGACCCACACCAACTCATCGTGGCTGCCATTACCAACGACACGCATTGCTTCCCAGCCTCCGACACAGATGACAGTGCCTGGCTCGATGTCGAGGGAGTCCATCACGATTCGTAGGCACTCAGGAGTGAAGCACTCAAACTGCGTGCTGGTAAGGTCGGATGTGTTGGCGGTTGCTTCCTCAAGAGTTGTGACGAATGCCTTGATGAGCGTGTCAAGATCAGTCGTTGTCATTGTTGTTCTCCTTGTCTGTGTTGGTGTCCGTGTCCGTGTCCAAAGGGTCAAACAGGATCACGGGCAGGTTGGTGGTGTCACACCCGCGAACTGTTCGTGTATCCACTGGGACGCATCGACAGATGCGAAGATGTGGTTCCTGAGGCGTACGACAGTGCCGGGGACCATGTTGTATGTTTGTGGGTTGTTGCGATGAATTCGCTGGGTTGTAGGTTCATGTTTTCTCCTTTCGTTGTTGATACCCATATCTTAGCAGCCAATCAGTGAGTATGCGGCGTGACTTGACCCACAACCTAGAAAGGTGGGTATGCGTGAGAGAGGGTATGCACTGAAAATACACGCGGGGGTATGACACCCCCCACCCCCACCCCTCCCTATATAGCGTTTTGTTTTTTTTTTTTTAGGTTGTGGGGG